GATGTCTGTGTGCCTCCCAGTCATTTGCATTTGTCAAAACTCTGCCGCCAATGAAGTCTGGGTCTGCATGGCCTGGCTTACTCGTATGCATATATAGGCATGTCCTTCTAGTGCCAGAGGTTACCTTCGATACTCCATGGATGTACTCGGATCCAGCACTTGGGAAAAAAACTGCAGAGTACTTATTGGGAGAAATTTCCACACCTTGATTGGGGAAATATATTGTTCCCCCCTCGTACTCATCATTTAGATATATGATCGTACTCCATTCAATAAAGGGTTCTGGATCCTGTGCGTCTTCATGCAGGCCTCCCATGCTCCCTGGATTCCATACGGAGCCAAATGACTTGAATACATATATAGGGTTAAGAAAACCGTTTACCTCTTTGTGAACCTCATTAGACATTTCTCCATACTTTATCTGAAGGTCTAAAATTCTTTTATTGTATGGAAAGGCTGTGCCGCCAAACCTATCGGCGTAGTATGGTGGGTAGGGGTTCACCTCTGATGGCCTGTCCTGCTCTTGCATCATTATTGCGGCATCTTCTGGAGTAATAAAGTTTTCTATTACGTGTATTCTATGGCTCAATGCTCTGCCTCCTGTAATAATATTATACCATTAATAGATAGCTTTTACTAGACCTATAAACCTATCTTGTTCCACATCGTTAAATTTAAGGTCATAGGGGTTGTATAAAACATCATCTATTTGGTATGGTAGCTTTTTGGGCAATCTATCAGATAAGCCGTGAAACTCTACCCAGCCAGAATACTCTTCTGACAGCATCATGTCTATGCAACTATTATAGTTGTGCTCTGTCGAGAATGGCACGTAAAGATTTTCCATTGTCCTGTCACCAAAATCTTTCTTCAGAATGTTGGATGGTGCACAGACGACATCAACATTTTTTATAAATGCATCCATTGATAACTTCTCTGCCTCGCCAAAATACTTTACATCATCTGGATACTTCAGGTTTCGAAGGGTTTCAGTCCTGGCGAATATAAAGTTGGTGTTTATATAGTTAGTGGTCGCAAATCCATCCGAGGCTATGACCTCCTGACGAAGGAAATACTTATCGTGAACCATGAGCTTGCCACTACTAAAGCCAGACACTATCTTATTATTTTCTGATATATACCTAATTAAAGTTTTATCCCAGCCATCAGCAAGCTGTATGTCATCAGAAATAAGCATGGAATATGGTGCTACAATGTTTTCATCATTTAGTCCACCTGCCTTGTAAGATGTTGGGCTTAAGATTTCATCCCAAAAAATATGCCTGTACTGAATATTGTGAAGCTTAGAAAGCTTTTCTTTTCTATCCATAGGATGCTGGTCATAGACGGTAATGTGGATCTCGCTAGATGCAGATTCAAGTAGGCTTTCCAGCACGTCAGCTAGATTTTTCCCCTTGTATGAGTAAATTACTATGCTAATATCTGTCATGACTTGCCCAAGCCCCTAAATATTTTCTTTCTCCAAGCAAACCACTTATAGTATCCGTGAGCCCTTGTTCTTCTTTTTTCGGCTGCAAAGGTATGCTTCTCAATTTCTTCGTGAGAATCTAAAATCTGCATTTGCCAGTTGTCTCTTTTAAATGGAATAATCTGAAATAGTGGGGTGCCCTTTGGTATGATTCCACGGAACCCCCTCTTTAGAAAGAAAGCTACGAATACTGGCAAGCCCCAAATGTCGGATTCAACTATGCCAGACTGAACAGTAAATGGTAGGTCGTACCTATTCATTGGGTGCGTTATTAATACAGAATGCCCTGGGGGCGTTTCGTAGTACCATGCCATCTTAAATCCATAGTGTATTGGGTGATGACCCTCTGGCACTGGCAGCTCGATGGTTGGCCTGTGATCTACAAGCATCATATCGCTATCCCACCACAAGATTGGCTTGCCGTCATCGTCAATATCGACATGAAGATCACCGCTTAGAACGTACTGATAGCCAGCAGTCATGGCGTCCAAAAATGGCGGACACTGCTTTGTTGCAACAGTAGCACCGTCTGATCCAATAAAGTTTACAGGGTATAAGGTTTTTTCACTATTAGACCTATTATGTTTTGCAAGGCTTTTGTACCATTCTGGAACATGCCAAGTAGATGGCTCTGGTGGCAGAAGGCCGATTTGCCTATGGTCTGGAGTGCTTGGAACAAAGGTGATTTTTAAAAAATCTTCTTCATCACTCATTTGTATTCTTTCTTTGACCTAAACTTATTTTTGTATCCATTAATAAAAGTACTTCTAAGATTAAACCTTTGCTTATCAAAGAACGACCTTGCCTCGTCTGGATCAATTGCTTCTGATGTCCAGGCCTCTCTCTTAAACGGTATTAGCTGTGCAATCGGAGTTCCTTGCTTAATTGTTCCCTTAAATCCCTTCTTTACCAAAAAGGAAAGATGACCGTCTGTGACAAACTTATCAGTATCTACGATTGCCGTAAAGGCCCATAGTGGTGAGGCATCTGAATGGTATGGATTAGTATACAGGGTACTGTACCCCTCATCAGTTCCTACTGCCCATGTTGGCAGAATTCTAAAAATTTGTTTATGATACTGATCTGGATCTACTGGATAATTCTCATATTGTTCTGGAGAGTGAAAGGCAAACATGTCCGCCTTTAAAGATTGCAACTGGGCAGGGATGGACCACTCAAGCTTTTCTGGATTTGTTGCGTCTAAGTGTATATCGCAAGGTGCAACAATGATGTAGCCAGCAGTAATAGCATCGAAGATAGGCATACATCTCTTTACTGTGGAAGCTGCTACTCCTATTGCTGGGATCATTTCGCTATCGCCCTTGTTGCCTGGCTGAGCCTTGTACCAGTCTGGTATAAACTTAATGCCAGGCTGTGGCAAAGGTGCGAATTCCTGAGAGACTTCGCTAAATGGGTAAAACCTAATTGTGGGCATACTGCTCCTTTATTCTCTTTAACATTATATCACTAACTGAAGCTACCATGTCAAAGATTGGTGCCCCCCTTCTTGGTATTCCAAAAATGTCATCCTCCATGTGACTACCGTATTTCTTAAATTTAAAAGAAACAAAGTGCGGTGACAAGAACATGGGTCTGGATATAGACTCCGAATTGATAACTGGTTTATGCCAGAAGTCATTAGTGGCCTCTACTAAAACTGGAGACTCCACATCGCTGCATTGTTCATATCTAACCTCTAGGTTGTCTTCTATAAACCATGGTACAAAGAACTTAAACGTTCCATCGAAACATTGGTTGTCTGGATCATTGAGGTGCTTGTCTGTAAGATAGTATTGCCTCATCCAGGTCCTATCTACATTATAAAAACTATCATTCTCACCCAAAAGGTAGATGTCTGCATAAAGATAAAACCTAAACCTTACTGTATTCCCTATAATGCTGACAATCGAAGGCTCAGTACCTATGTTCTCTACATAGTTACTTAGTGGTTTAAGGACACTACTTGAATATCTACCCTGCAACACTGGCCTATAGTCTAGCCAACTTGGGCGTACAAGAGACCTTAGGCTTATCTCTACAAAGTCTGGATCTTTTGTTGTATACCAGATGTTCTTATCTGCAAGTGCACCCTGCGAATCACTAACCATTTCTTTTTCCATAAGAGCCCCAAGTCAGGATTGAACTGACGACCTACGCATTACAAGTGCGTTGCTCTACCACTGAGCTATCGGGGCAGGTATTTCTACCAGCGATCTGTATGGGACTTGAACCCACGACCCCCACCGTGACAGGGTGGTGCTCTAACCAACTGAGCTAACAGACCTGAGCTCTCCCTCGTGGACTCGAACCACGAACCTTAGAGTTAACAGCTCTCTGCTCTGCCATTGAGCTAAGGGAGATCATACATCATTTAATAAATTTCGTTTAAATATGTATACATTGTATCATAGAAAGCTTCTCTGCCTCCGTAGTGCCTAGAAAAAGATTCTTGCCATGTAATACCAGAGGCTATGTCTGAAAGAAAAGTCATAAACTCCTGATAGCCATGCACCCCGATCAAATATTCGACTGCCAGGCCTCCAGTTATATAAGCATTATATTTCTCAATTTTTGATCGCGTCGTGTTTGTCGACAATGACTCAAGTTCGATGAAGATTTGCACAAATTCTTCTTTTGAAATATTTTTAATGACGTTGTTCCAGCCAAACCCATAGTTGACAGTCAGCCAGTCTGTGGCCCTTGTTGTGGCCCTGTCAGCAATCGTTTTACCTACTCCGAGTGTTGTGCCAAAGTAGGTAGCGGAACCTTCAGTTATCCACATCGGAAGCTGCCAAGTCTTAGCAACTTGCATGTGTACTATGTGAAAGTACTCGTGGATTATTGTTTCCCTTTGTGCCGCCAACTGACTCCTTGAGGGATTAGAGGATACACATAAGTAGAACGCCCGTGGTGTTGCATCACCTGGTCCGCAATCTGGTCCAGACCAGTACTTACTTTTAAGAATATAATTTGCCCAGCCCCCTTCAGGTCCATAACCTCCATAGGTCTTTACCATTTCGTCAGCCCAAGAAAGGTCCTCTAAGCTATTAGTAAAGAAGACACCAATTTGATTTGGATTATTACCCACATACTCATCCCAGGCGTCTACTGACAAGGCGAAAACTGAGTAAAGCTCATTCCTGTAGCTATCGCCAATGGACTCGGATGTGACGACCTGACTCTCTTCGGGATATGCGGAGTTATTAAGGCTGCCGACAACTTCCTGGTATGCCCTTAACGCTATGGACCTATCTGGCTCAGAAGGCTGTTCCTTTAATTCTGATGCTTCAGGTGTGATCGCAGACGTGCCCTGAGATACTGAATCTTTGGCTATGGGAGTGGATGTCTCTTCTGCAACTGCACTTTCCGAGCTTGATCGCTCCTCAGACTCTCTAACATTTTGCAGAAGTTCCTTTTCTAAGGCGTCATTTTCTGCAACCCGTTGCAAAAGTTCTAAATACTCTTGCTCCGACATTTCATCTTCAATAGCTATTTCTTGACTCGCAGTAGAAGTTGCTTCTGGGATAGAGACACAGCCAGCAAGAATGCTTGCCATTAAAGAATATACTACAATATTTTTAATACGTGCATGCATGGGTCCCCACCATCTTCCCACTCTTGTGACTCTTCTTCTGTCATATACGGATCGCCGTCGTGAGTGTGGCAGAAAGGTTCTGATACCCATCCCTTTTCAATGCCGTAGTCAACCCACTGACCAATATTCATTTCTTCTCTCATGTTAAAATTATACCCAATCTTGAAGTATTTGTCAATAGATTTTAGGAAGTGGGAAGTAGTGCTGCTCCCAGAATGGCTCGTCTTTCATGTCTGCATCTAAGAATGCTTCTTGGGTCATAATCTTTAGAGGAATAACGTCATAGGCGATGGTAATCCTTTCGCCTTCCCATTCCCATGGACCCATAGCATGCTGGTAGCCAACCATAGACATTACGGCACGATTATTTTTGTTGTCATTAACCTTCATCTCACCATTTACATCATAGTGAGTTGTAGAGGGCTCAGCATTTACTGAATAGTAGCCATGGAAGGCTGGCACCTTGATGTTCTTGTCTAGGTGATCATGCCACTCTAGCTTTGCACCCTTTTCACGGCTATTAATGTTAAACCATGCCTGTGCCATCCACTGCTCAGAGTTATAGTCAATTTCGTAGTACTCGCAAGCCTCACGTGTCATATCTACAACTGCAGAGAAAAGCTCATGCATAAATGGGTAGTACATCTGAAACGCATTATACTCCCTAGACTTATGAGTAGACAATGACTTAGAATAAGTAAAGATATCCTTATCATCGTCGTGCGGAAGTATTCCGTGCATCTCTAGTTTTTCAATTCTAGAATACTCTAGCTTTAGCCTATCCGAAACGTAATCAAGGTCATTGTCCAAGAATCTTTCAAAGAACTTCTGTGGCTTTGAGTCCCTGTCAAAGTCCCAGCTCTCTGGGAAATTGGCACCATCTTCATCATTGTCTTTCAAGTTACGCTCTCTTTCTAAAGTACAAAAAAATATCCTAATGAATATTATACACCATAAACAGATGCGTGTCTATAGGATTACTCCTGGTTCTTATCTACTTTTGAAAATGCCTCGTCAACTTCATCCATAGTAAGCTTGCCGTCATCAATAAACGACCTGGCAAGTTTTTCAATTACGCTTGCTACTCCTAGAATACCAGCCATTAGAACGGCCTGTATTACGTCAACGCCTACAATGGCTCCTGCACCCAAAACGCTAAGGCCAGACGCAACAAAAACGGCGGTAATCCTTTTTGCTATATTTTTTGCCATAGCAGACTTGTCGGTTCCCATTCCTTCGTTCATACTTTCCTCCTTTATTCTTTAGGGTTTCTAAGCCTAAAAGTTATAATCCACAGTGCTAGAGTTCCAAGGATTACGTAACCAGTCATTTCTCTGGCAGATCCTTCAAGAACAATCCAAGCTACAAACATACCTACCAGGGTCCAAGACTCTGCTACTACGTCAGCAAATACATTTTTGATGCCTGTGAAAATCTTTTTAATAAACTTTTTCACTCTACTTTCCTCCTTGCTCCACTAGCTGCGGATGCTCCTGCCGATGCTGCAACATTTCCTGCAATAACAGATGCAACAACAATCTCTTCTGCTCGCTCTCGCTGTTCTGGTGCAATGTCAGCACCAATATTTCCCAGGTTGTTCATAACCTCTAGCACCTGTTCAGCTACTGCACCCACGACTGGTATCACAGCAATTTCTTCTGCCAAGTCTGGGTCATCTGCTTCTGCTGCAACTGCTAGCAGCTCCAGAGCCACCAGGTATTCTTCTGAATCTTTTTCTGAAGTTTGAAATTTTGCCATTGCAATTTCTTTAACCTCTTCTGCCAAAGCTAGATTTTGCTCAGCCTTTGGGTTATTTAGAATAGCCTGTAAATCTTCTATCTTTTTCTTCTGCTCGTCTATGGTTGCATTGGCAGCTGTAAGCTGGGCCTTTAGGCTTTCTATGGTCGCTCTCGCTGCCTCTAGCTCTTTTTGAGTAGATCCTTGCTTAGCTGTCATATCATCTAGTCTCTTGGTTACATCTGCTAGCTTTGCCTCAAGCTCTTCTACCCTAGCCTTAGATGCTGCAAGCTGTTTGCCAAGATCAGCGGACTTAGCCTTCTCTAGCTCGTAGTCAGACTTGCTTTTAGCCAGACTAGTTAGTGCGTCTTTTAGCTCTTTGCTAACTGTAGCAAAATTATCTTCTGCAATTCCCAGCTTAAAGTTTGCATCTTCCAGGTCAGCCTTAAGGGTGGCAATTGATTCTTGTGCTGTAGCAAGTTCCTTTACTTTATCTTCTAGCTCTGCAGACTTGGTCGCAAGGCTCTCAGTAAGCGAGTCCACCTTCTTGATATATCCAGCAATTGTTATTTGATCTTGTTCAATCTGTGCCTTTGCACTGTCTTGATAATTAATATAGGCTGTTTTTAGCTCATCGTAAGATGCCTGCAAGCTATCATAACTTGACTTAAGCTGATTGTAATTAGTCTGTAAGGCTTGGTACTGAGCATTAAGAGCATCGTACTCTGCTTGTGATACAACTGGTGTGGTTAAAGTTACGGATACCGCTGTAGACCAACCAGAGTAGACTGAGTTAGTGTCATTGTCAGCCCTAACTTTAAAATTAAAACTACCCACACAATCATCCAATTGAAATACCTGCTTAAGATAGTTACAGGTAAAAGTGTACGTGGTGTTAAGAGAGTTAGCTCCGCCAACATTGCCTGTTGCAACTCCGTATGGCCAGCTACTGTTCATGCCAAATCCAATGGCATATCTTTCTGGTTTATATTGCCCTTCTACAGCTGCTGCCTGGGTCCAAGTTATTGTAATATTACGCTCTGAAGATACAGATGCGGATAGGTTAGTAGGCGTGTTGGGGTGGTTAGCACTTGCTGAAATAGGAAAAAGAAGCACTACGAAAAGAGCTAACAGTGCTGACAATGAAAGCTTAAATAATCTGTTAATTAACCTCATCTCCTAGTTTTGGGGTAGCTGGGGAATGTATTCTAATACTATTATACTGGACTTTATAAATGAAAAAGGGGCACAGCCTAAGCCATGCCCCCCATTCCAACTTATTTAATTAAAAGTCCCAGTCTTCATCTTCTGTTGCCTCATGCTTACCGATTACGTAAGAAGAGCCAGATCCAGAAAAGAAATCGTGGTTCTCGTCTGCGTTAGGAGATAGTGCAGCTAAGATAGCGGCACTAACATTTGTAGCATCTTTAGGAAACAATGCGTCAAATCCTAGGTTCATTAATGCCTTGTTGGCATTGTAGTGGAGGAACTTCTTTACATCCTCCGTTAGACCAATTGTATCATAAAGGTCAGCTGTATATTTGATTTCATTTTCATATAGCTCCATTAGAAGGCTATAAGCATAGTCTTTTAGCTCTTCCTGTCGCTCCTTGGATGACTCATTATATGCCAGCTGGAACTTATATCCAATGTAGTAACCATGTACCGCTTCATCTCTAATGATAAGTCTAATTAGATCAGCAGTGTTGGTTAGCTTTGCCCTGGAGGACCAGTACATTGGCAGATAGAACCCTGAGTAGAATAGGAATGACTCTAGCAGTGTAGAGGCAATCTTACGCTTTAGTGGGTCATCTCCACGGTAATACCCCAGAATGATGTCTGCCTTCTTCTGAAGGTATGGGTTGTCTTCAGACCAACGGAATGCATCATCAATATCTGCTGTAGAGCATAGCGTAGAAAATACGCTCGAGTAGCTCTTGGCATGTACTGACTCCATGAATGCTATGTTAGTGATGACAGCCTCTTCGTGCTGTGTCCTAGCATCTGGTAGGATGCTCATGGACCCAACTGTACCCTGAATTGTATCTAGCATGGTTAGACCAGTAAATACACGCATAGTTAGCTCTTGCTCATCTGGCCTTAGAGTACTCCACGACTGGATGTCGTTTGAGATTGGCACCTTCTCAGGTAGCCAGAAGTTCTGAGTCAGCCTATTCCATACATCCAGGTCTACCTGGTCTTCGATCTTGTTCCAGTTAACTGGCCTTGTTATAGCTGACATGATACGCATCCCTCCATTTCTGTTCCTTCTAGTGCATTCTGCCTAATACGAATGTAGTAAATTGTTTTGATACCCTTCTTCCATGCATAAATCTGTGCCTTGTTTACGTCACGAGTTGAGGCTGTGTCCTTGAAGAATAGTGTCAGAGACATGCCCTGGTCAATGTGTTGCTGAGCAGCTGCATAAATATCTACAATCTTTTCTGGGCCAATCTCATATGCATCCATGAAGTACTCACGGTTGTCATTGGTTAGTCCTGGAGCTGGGTAGTAAACACGACCCATTTTCCCTTCCTTACGAATCTCAACCTGTGCAGCAATAGGGTGAATAGAGCTAGTAGAGTTATTTACATAGCTAATAGATCCAGTTGGAGGAACAGCCTGCAGGTTCTGGTTGTAGATACCGTGCTCCATTACGGATGCCTTAAGCTCTTCCCAGTCCTTCTTCTTTGGAAGCTTAATCTTGGCATCCTTAAATAGCCGAGCAACCTTCTCTGTAGCTGGCTCCCACTTCTGAGATGTATACTTGTCAAAGAACTCTCCAGATGCATACTTTGAATTCTCAAAGTTATCAAATGGTGACTTGTTAATAATTGCTAGCTTATTAGATGCCTTTAGTGCATGGTACAAAACAGTGTAGAAGTACATGTTGGTGAAGTCAATTGATTCTTCATCTCCATAGTGCATCTCCTTTTGTCCGAAGTAGCCGTGAAGGTTCATCTGACCAAGGCCAATAGCACGTGACTTCCTGTTACCCTCAGCTACTGACATAACTGAGTCAATGTAGGATAGGTCTGAAACTGCAGTTAGAGACATGATGGCTACCTCAATAGTCTTACCAAAGTCTGGTGACTCCATTGCCTTGGCAATGTTTAATGATCCTAGGTTACATGAGATATCCTTACCAATTTCTTTGTAGCTCATATCATTGTTGTAGGTAGTTGGTGTATTTACCTGCAGGATCTCAGAGCAAAGGTTGGACATGTTAATACGTCCCTCAATTGGGTTAGCGTTGTTAACAGTGTCTTCATATACAATGTATGGATACCCCGACTCGAACTGAAGCTCTGCAATCCTCTGGAAAAGGTCACGAGCCTTGATCTTGCTCTTGCGAATGCGAGGGTCGTCAACCATTTCCTGGTACTTCTCAGTTACAGAGATGTCCGACATTGGAAGGCCGTATACACGCTCTACATCATATGGAGAGAACAGGTACATGTCCTCATTACTCTTAGCAAGCTCTAGAGTGATATCTGGAATAACTACACCAATAGACAAGGTTTTAATTCGAACCTTTTCATCGGCATTCTCTCTCTTGGTATCTAGGAAACGCATGATATCTGGGTGGTGTGCATTTAGATATACAGCACCTGCACCCTGACGGGCACCAAGCTGGTTTGCGTAAGAGAAAGCATCCTCTAGCATCTTCATTACTGGAATGATTCCTGAAGACTGGTTCTCAATCTGCTTAATAGGTGCACCCAGCTCACGTACATTTGTTAGGTTAAGACCTACTCCACCACCCCTCTTAGAGAGCTGTAGTGACGATGTGACGGCACGAGCAATTGATTCCATGTTATCCTCTACCCTCAAAAGGAAACAGCTTACGTACTCTCCTCGCTGGGCCTTCCCTGCATTTAAGAATGTAGGTGTAGCTGGCTGGAAACGATTAGTAATAATCTCATCAATGATGTCCTGTGCTAGCTGTTTATTACCACGAGCTAGCATTAGACCATTCATTACGACACGGTCCTCAAATCTTTCTAGGTAGCGATCACCTGCAAAATTCTTTAGTGCGTACTGAGTATAAAACTTGTATGCACCAACAAATGTTGGGAATCTAAACTTGTATGCATATGCATGCTTAAATAATTCTTTAACATCCTCTGGAGAGTACTGGTCAAGGATTTCCTTATCGTAGTACTGATTCTCAGCCAGGTAGTCTATCTTCTCTTCAAGCGAGTGAAAAAAGACAGTGTTTTGATTAACGTGGTCTAGGAAGTATGCCTTGGCAGCTGCCTTGTCTTTATCAAACTGGATCTTACCGTTTTCGTCATACATGTTTAGCATGGCATTCAGCTCATGATAGCTTAGTTTATTCTGTTCCATATAGTAGCTCCAGTCTCCTTGTAATTTCTTCTACGTCTTCTGGTGTCCCCATAATTTCTACACGTCCTATAAGTGGTACACCAGTCTTATTGCAGATCATATCTGCTGCCTTACAGTAGTGCTCGCCAAAGTTTGTGTTGCCTGTGCCTATGACACCACGCAATAAATCCCTGTTGGCAGGATTATTTAAAAATACCTTTACTGACTTTGGGATAGCAGGTGATTCATTGCCACCACCATAAGTCGGTAAAACGAGTACATACTCAGCATCCACAGTGAAGCCCCGAGCGTCGCTAGGACGAGTGGGAATACGAATTCCTGCATCTGTGAGCCTTTCTACAAATCGTTTAGTGTTCTCGGAGTAATTGGAAAAGTAGACTATAGAAATTGGCAATACCATTAGTACACCGCTTTCTATATGACCTCAAATTGGGATAGATAATCCTCAATCTTTTCTTTACTGGGTTTATATTGTATCACGTTTTTAGAATTATCTTCAAGTGGATCTTTTGGCCTATCCCTGAAAGTGTGAATCTCTACTTCCTGGTTAACGTTTTTGGGAGTATGAGAGATTGCTCCAAAGACTGCACCACACACCGCATCTGCAAGGTCCTTAGATAGCTTTCTGGGGTGGTCCACACGGTTCTGCTTTACAATCTTAAGCTCTGTTAGCTCCTCAAACAGTAGCTCAATTGCTGGCATAGCTAGACGCTCTTCGTAAACAAGCATAGCCATATCTTCGTAGTGCTTCTTGGCGACCGATACCGTTTCAGTTCTCATTCCCACAGCCTTTAGCTCATTCTGAATGTCAAATGACTGCCAGCGGTCAAAGGATACTAGGCCAATGTTAAAGCCTATTCTGCGTAGGTTTTGAATCCACTGCTTAACTTCCGATAGGTCTACTGGGCCTTCAATCTTTGGCTCCCACCACACAACTGCATCTACCACTACAATTGGTGCTACTTGTTCGTAGTTGTTGATGACTTGTATGTTTACCCATTTTTCTACATGTGCAATAGCAACAGCACACTTATCGTGCTTCTGGGCAAGGTCAGCATGCACATAATACTTTTTAGTTGGATCTGGTTTAAAGGCTTCGTCAAACCTTCTAAAGTTATCCACAGGGTTTCTAAGTGTCATGCATGCTCTTACTTTTTCTTGTTGCTTAAAGAATG